TCAAAATTTTGATTTACTTTATTAAACGCATCACGGATGATATCTCCATCTCTAGTGTTTGCGCTAGTACCAATGTTTATCGTTTGTTTTGCCATTATTTTTCGTCCTAGGAGTTACATTAACTAGTATTTATCGTGCGCTAAATATAATACTATGCCACGCTTATCACTTTACCGCCCACAAAAAGGGGCAGATTACAAGTTTATTGACCGCACTGTCTACGAGATGTTTCAAGTGGGCGGTGTAGATGTGTTTCTGCACAAATATATAGGTCCTGCTGATCCCAGTGATCCCAACAAGGCCTTGGGAGAAACCACTATCCAAGACGTGCTTTTTTTAGAAAATCGCGATAGAAAATACGATGCAGATGTTTATACTCTACGCGGCGCTTACAACATTCAAGACACGGATTTTAACCTCAGTCAATTTGGCTTGTTTTTGCAAAACGATACTGTATTTTTAACAGTACACATCAACAACAGTGTAGATACCATTGGGCGAAAAATAATGAGTGGCGATGTGGTAGAATTGCCCAACTTAAAAGATGAGTATGCGTTAAATGATTTTAAAAGTGCTTTAAAACGATACTATGTTGTAGAAGATATCAATCGAGCCGCTGAAGGATACAGTGCTACTTGGTATCCACACCTATACAGACTAAAATTAAAACCCATTGTTGACAGTCAAGAGTTTAAAGATATTCTTACTCGTCCAGAAGATGAAGATTTATTTGCCGGCGACTGGAGTCAAGAAAGAACATATTATGCTGGCGAAGTGGTAAGATACAATGGAACTTTGTATGTGGTCAAACCAACCGTTGGTGCTGAAGGCACACTATTAGAGCCGCCAAATCTTCAAGTTTGGAGTCCGTACAACGACAACACTGTGCGAGATTTAATCAGCACCTATGAAAAAGAAATGCAGATCAATGCTGGTATTATTGCTGAAGCAGAATCTGATGCAGAACTAAGCGGATCAGATACCACGCACTTTTATACATTGTCTGTAGATCAACAAGGTAGATCAGCAGTAGAAACCGCAGACACTGACATAAATGTGGCTAGTGCATTTGACGTTAGCAATACATCGCCCCCTCCAGTAAGAGATGGCTACAAAGGTTACTTGCTGGAAGATGGAATTCCTCCAAACACTTCTGATGGCCAGTTTGGATTTGGTATACAATTTCCCCGTGGGCCAGTCACGGGCGATACATTTTTACGCACAGACTATTTGCCCAACAGATTGTTTAGATGGAACGGCAACAAATGGATCAAGCAAGAAGACAATGTGCGCATGACTCTTTCCAACACTGATGATCGTAAAACGCTCAAGACTTCCTTTATTAATAACAGCAACGTCAGTGGAATTTCTAAAATTAAAAGCGATGTTATTCGTATTGACGAGAACAGAAATCCGTTTTTTGAACCCAGCAACGGAACTGTTAACTTTGTTGTTAGCAACAGTTCATTGTTTATATTGACAGACGTGCCTTATCAAGAAAACATGTTTGTAGAAGTATGGCTAGATGAATCAAGCAAAGCCACTGATATCACGTTATCAGATCAACAGGGATTTTTAGCATTTACAGTTAATCATCCAATTTTAGAAAGCACAATTATACGTTGGACAGCATTCGATGAAACTGTTGACCAACGACAAAGTCTAACCAAGGCTTTGAGAAAAATTAAACCAACGGCGGATAATTAATTATGCAATGGTTCTACGACGGACAAATAAGAAGATATGTAGGACAAATTGTCCGAATGTTAAGCGGGTTTAGATATCAGAGTTTAGACGGTAAACAAACCACTGTGCCTGTGATGTATGGCGATTTAACTAGACAAGTAAGTAACATTATTAGAGAAAACTCGGAGAATAAAATTCCCAGTGCTCCTAGAATTGCTGTTTATATCAGTGATTTAGCCATGGACAAAACTAGGCTAGCAGATTCCACTCACGTTAGTAAAATTCATATTAGAGAACGTGAAAAAGTTTTTGACAGTGCTGGCAATTTTGTAGAATACGGTGTCACACAGGGCAGTGGATATACAGTAGAACGTCTAATGCCTACACCATATAAACTAACTGTCAAAGCCGATATATGGAGCACTAGCACTGATCAAAAATTACAGATTTTAGAACAAATTTTAATGTTGTTTAACCCCAGTTTAGAACTGCAAACGTCTGACAATTACATAGACTGGACCAGCATCAGTGTGCTGGAAATTACTAATATTCAGTTTAGTACAAAAAATATTCCAGTGGGTGTTGACAGTGACATTGAAGTAGCATCCATAACATTTGAGACTCCAATTTATATCAGTCCTCCTACCAAGGTCAAACGATTGGGTGTTATTCATGATATTATTATGAATATACACGATCAAAACTATGACATAGATATCACTGAAAAAATCAATATAGGCGGGTTTGATATTTTTGTCTATTATAATACTGACACCGGACAGTACAATGCAGAATTGTTAGATCCTAAAACTGCACTGGTTGTGTTAAAGGAAGATGCGGCAAAATTATGGCAGAAAAATGGTGCTGAAGTAAATTGGAGAGTATTATTAGATCAATATGCTGGAAAATTTAGAGCCGGTAGTACACAAATTTTCCTAGAACAAGCCACTGGAAATTATATTGTTGGCACTGTGGCATTGAATCCTGCAGACGAAACAAAATTAGTTATTAATTTTGATCAAGACACTTATAATACCAATACTCCTATTCTGTGTACACAAACAGGCATTACTAGAACCAATGTGGATGCAATCATAGATCCTGAAACTTATAATCCTGGAGCAGTCACAGGAAATCCTAGATATCTAATATTAAATAATATTGGAAATAATACGTCAGCCTGGGGCAACATTACGGCCAAAGCCAATGACATCATTGAATGGACTGGCACACAGTGGGTAGTTGCACAAGCCTCTGAAGATATTGATCAAATAATTTATACTACCAATCTCAGAACTGGAGTACAATACAAGTTCGAAGACAGTGAATGGACTCGTGCATTTGAAGGCGAATATCAGAAAGGTTCCTGGCGTATTGTGCTTTAAATAAGTACTGTTATGACCAGCATTAGAGAACAGATTGTTTGTAGCGGCGCACTATTTTACGCCAAGTCTACACGAAGATTCCTACTGTTGCAAAAAGCCACAGGCAAGCATCGCGGAACATGGGGGCTTGTTGGTGGCACCAACATCGAAGGAGAAACTGCTTGGCAGGGTCTCCAGCGTGAAATATCAGAAGAAGTTGGCGACATACCTGTTATTATTAAAACAATTCCTTTGGAAACATTTGTCAGCAACGACAGTGTGTTCAACTTTCACACATATCTCTGTGTAATAGACAACGAATTTATTCCTACATTAAGTAGTGAACATCAAGGATGGGCATGGTGTACTGTAGACGGTGCTCCTAAACCATTACATCAAGGTCTTAGATCAAGTTTTTCAAATAAAACTATAAGAACTAAATTACAAACAGTATTTGATATTGTTGACTTGATATAAAAAATGCCCCGCAAGGGGCATTTTTGTTTTACATACGTCCTACCACTACTTCAATAACTCCATGATCTCCGTCAAAGTCTTCCAATGCTTTACCAATCACTTGGCCCATCTTTGGATCTTCTTCTGCACGAGCGTGGCCATTATCTGCGGCAACTAACATATCTCCTTTACGGATCTTGCCAACGACCTTACATGGTACACGACCTTGTAGTGCAAGAGCAACTACAGTTTCGCCTGTTAAGCCGTCATTCATCAAGTGTGCTGGATTTGTAGAAACAACGCCTGCTACTCGACGTGTTCCGTCTAGTGCCAATGTTACTTCTGCATCACCTCCAAACATAACAACAGTACCTTCTTCGTACTTGACGTCACCTAAATAGTTTTCTGCCAAGTCAGCGTAACGTGCTGTTGTTGCTGTACCCCGGAACAAGTTAGCATAGATATCTGAACTTGCATCGCGCAGTGCAACAGTGTTGGCACTACTTGCTGTATTACCAGCATAACTTGTTGCACTAACTAAGATGTTGGTAGCACTTGTAGCATTACCACTCAATGCGGCTGTAATTGTACCTGCGCTAAAGTTACCCGAAGCATCACGTGACACAACTTTACTACCAGTGTTAGCATTTGTAGCATCAACTGCTAGTGTACTTGCGGCACTACCGTTGAATGTTGTACCAACACTCCATGTCAAGAACGAACCTGCTGTTAAACTAAACAAGTTAGAACCTAATGCAACACCACTAATTGTACTGTTTGCCAACTTAGCATTGGCAATACTACCTGCCAACATGGTGTTGGACACACTGCCAGTGTCGCCTGTTGTAATAATTGTACCGCTGACGTTTGGAACTGTCAATGTACGAGTTACGTTGGCAGTTACACCACTTACATCAAAAGCCATCTTCTTAGTATTGTCTGCATCGTCCTGGAACAATGTTGATGAATCAGTAAATGTCTTATTGGTAAATGTTTGTGTACCAGTTAGTGTAGCAACTGAAGTTCCGATACTGATTGTACGTGCAGAACCACCGTTGAATGTTGTACCACTGTCTAATTGTAATCCAGTACCAACTGTTAGGTTGTTAGCAAGATTTGCTGTTACTGTTATAGTATCACCTAGGTTAACCAGTGAGCCGTTCAGTGTAATACTGCTGTTTGCCAACTTGCTATTTGGAATACTTCCAGCCAACATGTTGGTACTAACTGTACCAGTATCGTTGGTACCGATTAGCGTACCGCTGGTTGGCAATGTAACGCCAGTGGTGTTTGTAACAGTAATGGTTGTAGCAAACGATCCAGAAGTGGTCAAATTACCACCCAGTGTAATAGTTCTACCAGTATTGGCAACACCTGTACCACCGTACTGTCCTGCGATTACGTTTGCAGTCCATGTACCGCCTGTCAATGTACCAACACTGGTCAAACTAGAACCAACAACTGATGATCCCAGTGCAGTATCACTTAGTACAGCAACGTTGTTGACTTTGTAAGACTTGCCTGTTGGAATATTAACATGCTCGTTCAATGTCCAGTTTGTATTTGTTACATCCCATAAGATTGTATGGTCAGTGGTTCCTTTTAGGATAATACCGCCACCGTCTGCTACAGCATTGGTAGGTGTTGAACGTTGTGCCAACTGAATGGCATTGTCTGCAATAGTAACTGCGGTAGCACTTAGAGTTGCATTGGTGCCACTTAATGTTAAGT